TAGAGCGTCCTTCCCGATAGCAACATTATTACTAGCCGTTGTGTTGTTATAGAGAGCAAAATCACCGACCGCCACATTGTAATTTCCGGTGGTGTTTAGCTCCATCGAAGCATGTCCGACTGATACGTTCTGAGCGCCTGTTGTGTTAGTTCTTAAACTGTCGTGGCCTACGGCAGTATTTGCTGCGGCAGTATTTGCTGAAAGTGAATCGTGCCCAATAGCCGTATTCTCAGAAGTGGTTGTACATGCGTCTAAAGCATTACCACCGATAGCAACATTCTGCGCTCCTGTAGTGATGGCCGCAAATACATTAGTTCCTACTCCGACGTTGTAATTCCCTGTTGTTAGAGAACCAAGTGCGTCATTACCGATGCCGATGTTGTATTGAGCCGTGGTAGACACATCCATAGCATATCTTCCGATAGCTACGTTCCTGTCTCCTGTGGTGTTTGATGCTAAAGCGTTCTTGCCAACGGCTACGTTGTTAGCTCCAGTGGTGGTTGCTGCCATAGCATTTGAACCAATAGCAACATTATCTGCGGCTGTTGTGTTCGCTGAAAGCGCCGCGTATCCCACCGCCGTGTTGTTATCTGCTGTCGTGTTAGCTCCTAAAGAATCTCTACCAACCGCAGTGTTACCTGCACCCGTGGTGTTGGCATCTAGGGAAGACTTACCAACAGCCGTATTGCTATCTGCTGTGGTATTTGCCGTTAAAGCCTTATCACCATAAGCAGTATTATTATTGCCTGTCGTATTGGCAGCTAGGGCTGAATCACCAGATGCTACATTATTATTGCCTGTCGTATTTGCCGCTAAAGCTGATGTACCAACTGCGATACCATTTGAAGCAGTGGTGTTTGCACCTAAAGCAGTGTACCCAATCGCGGTGTTTCCTGTGCCTGTCGTGTTGGCGTCTAAGGCCAAAGCACCGACAGCGACATTCTGAGCGCCTGTCGAGTTAACCAGCAAAGCATCAGCACCCACGGCAGTGTTGCTATCCGCTGTTGTCGTAGCCCCTCCAGCATTGTCACCGACGAAAGTGTTGTCGTCCCCAGTTGTTACAGCATCACCTGCCGCGTATCCGACTGCGGTGTTGTCTGTTCCTGAACTATTAGCAGTTAAGGCCAGCGTTCCCACCGCCGTGTTGTCGGCTGCGGTGGTAGCTACCAGTAAAGCTCCTGAACCCACGGCGACGTTGTTTCCGCCCGTTGTCAGAGCGCCCCCGGCGTTGTCTCCTACGGCAGTGTTGTCGGAACCAGAGGTCACTGCATCAAGCGCGGCCTCACCTATGGCGACGTTATCCGTACCCGTTGTTAGGGCCGTACCTAAGTTGCCGCTGCCCAATCCGACATTACCCGTACCGCCTGTTAGGTCTAGTACATCGGTAACTGCCGCTCCTGCACCCGCACCATCAGCTACAACCATCTTGATTCCGCCGTTAGGAATAACGACGTTAGCGCCTGTGCCCTGAGAGATCGTGACCTGATAACCCGCACTGTTCTGGATAATCCAGGTCTTGTTTACTGTATTAGGAGCCAGGGTGACTGTATTGGTTGCTGTAGTAGAACCCGTCAGAGTCAGCGAATAAGCCCTTGCCGCATCACTTGTCCCATCCTGCATCGTAATGGTATGTGTAGTACCAGTGATGCCCTCTGAACCACTTCCCCATGCCTCTGCTACGAGTTCTAAATTTGTATTTGTGCTTGTGCCCCATGTCCCTGATTCATCGCCAGTTGCGATTTCTTTCAGCCTGAGATCATTTACATAAGTCGCCATTACGCTACCTCTTTCCAATCAGGAGTCTGGTCGGTATCCACCGAACTCCAACTAGGTGTTTGTGAACTTGAAACTGAAGACCAGTTAGGCGTTTGGCTTGAATCGACAAGACCCCATACGTTGACGCCTGACGTTGCTGCCTCAACTTCATTACCAGTGACTTCAACCCCTGCCTTGGCAACGACAGTGACATCGCTGGTAGAGGCCGTAGACGCATCAGAAGTGACCGAAATAACTTGATCGGTTTCAATGCCAACGCTACCCACGCTGGCAGTCGCCGCATTACCGCTTGCAGTGACTGTCGCCTTACCCGTGGCAGTGACGCTAGCAGTCGATGCGGTGACAGAGTTTCCTGTAACCGGGCAGATACACGCATTACCCGTTGCAACGACTGTGCCGACTGCGGAGGTGGCAGCGTTACCTGAAGCCGATACGACAGCTTTTGCTTCGACAGAAACCGATCCGACACTTGCCGTCGCTGAGTTACCAGTGAGACTGATCGTGGCTGTTGCAGCCGCAGTAACTGATGAGGTTGATACTGTGGCTGAGTTACCTGTGACCGATACGACAGCGGCAGCAGTAACAGTGACTGAATTAACAGACGCTGTTGATCCGGGCAACGCCTCTTCTGCGTCACCCCAAGTGCTCTCACCCCACGCAATGTTGCTAGAGTTCCAGCCTTGCCATGCAACTTTTGCATCAGCCACATCATCTACTCACTACGCGATTCTGATAATCGCATTGCTCGCATCGGCTGCGGGAAATGTGATCGTGAAATCGCCTGCTGTTGAAGTCTTATCGCCACCGAAAGCCAGAACCACCACTGCTCGATTCGCGCTACCTGCTGTAGTGCTTGAGTTGTAAATCAAGGCACCGTTCGCCGTGATCGTCGCTGAACTCCATGTGCTATCCGCGAAGTCTGTCAGAGCTGTCGTTCCAGAAGTTGAAGGATCAACATTCGTCAATGTATTACCTCCGGCACTGTAGTTCGTTCCAGAAACTTCGTTTGTGGTCGTATACGCCGTAGTAGAGGCCGACATCGTTGATGACGATGTATATAGAGCCACCTTAAATGTATTTCCGGTGCCTGTCGTTGTGCTGGTACCCCCACCGCTTCCGTTATGAAAGTTGTGGATCCCCTGTAACAACTCAGACTTAAAACTCGTTGCCACTGCCTGTGTATGGGCCATCATAGCCTCCTTAAAATATCCGCCATGTCTTTATGGCCTTGTTGATCCAAAAGATTGGTAAGCGTTGTCCTGTCACTGCGTATCGCATCATTACAAGCCTTAACGATCACATGAAAAAGCCTGTTCTTGAATGCCTCTGCCTGTTCTCTGACTTCAGGATCAGCCCCTTCTGCAACAGAAACAACTTTAGGCACTGCACGTTCCGCGATCTCTTCCGGCGTAAACCCTCGATGATCGGTGGTATGAACCTCGCAGATTCCCGGCTGTACTGTTGCACTTAGTTCAAGCATCAGGTTTTCTGAGCCCTAACAGCCCCACTCCGATAATTATCTGTAGTGCTATACCCCTCGCCCAAAGATTTCAGGCGCATCAAAGCATCCTCGTATTGCTTCTGATAAACCGCCATCATGTCCGGCTCACCTTTCATAAAGGTATAGCCCTCCACAAGACACCCGTAGAACAGCACCGTTTCCGCGTTATCGCCCAACCAACTGGTGCCGTCCCCTGATGTGGTTATCGAAGTTGGCTTATAGAAATAATGCAACTCCACCGTGTAACCACTGTTAGGCGTCGGCCCAAGAATGAACGATGAATCGTCAAAAATTCCGTAATACTTAGGCGTTCCAGTCGTTGATGAAACCGGGTAGGCCTCCCGAATAAAGTTCACATCCTTGAATATAAGGTATTCATATCCACTGTTATCCAGGGCCAATGAATACGGAGCCATGAAATCAGTAGGTGTACCCAGGTACGCATTGCCACTGGTCATCGAGCCTGTGGTGTTCTTCCTGAAATCGGGTAACTGAACCGATTTAAGAATACGGTTCTCTGCCTGAACGATGATAGTAGCTAGATCATTTACAAACGTAGTTTCCGTATTTTGCAAATAATCCTGCATGGCGCTCTTTAGCGTTGTATATGTCCAAGCCATCAGGTATTCACCTTGACCTTACCGACTACCGCCGTAATGTCGAGACCTACCGTTCTTCCTCCAAGAGCAGAATTACCGCCACCCACAGGGTCCCAAGCGTAGAGCTTGCGGCTTTCTGCTTCTCCCGTATCAGGTCTCGGGTCTCTCAGCGCCTGTGGATCATCTATGTTCAGCCGACCAAGCTGCAACTGCGGCTGATCCTCATCTACCACATCCCGACCTACGAGCAGGCCATTGGGCCTGCCGTTCTCTATCTGTGGGACCAAGTCCTTGAGCGGATACCTAAATCCCGTCCTGTCACAGAACCCGAAAGCCTTTTTACCTGCGGCATAGCTACTCATATTCGGCTATACCCCCCAGGCGTCATATAGAAAGAAGACTTATCCCGATCCGCATCTGCCGCAAGATTCCATTGCTCCTCATAGACTTCTTTGAGCAAAGGCGCACGATCTGATGCTTCAGGGCGCTTAACGCTGATATGGTAAGCCAGCCCCGCCGCCATACAGGGCAGAAACCTTGCTGGAATGTCCACATTGTTAGAAGCCGGACTGCCAGAATCCTCTACTCTCTGTATGTAGTAGTAGTTAATCTTGTAAGTCACAGCATCATCTGGGACAGGCCACACATTCAGGGCAATCGCACCAGGGTCTTTCTCAATCCAATACTGGATCGGGCGACCTTGGGTTAGTTTATTTGTCAGATGTGAATACTGACTAACGGAAATCCGACTCATAGTAAGGTCGGTCTGCTTATCCGCATCCCCGTCATCGGTTCTCAGTGACGCCTCAATGACATCTAATTGGTCGCTAGATAAGGCATAGCGACCCGTACCTGCTGTCAGCGTCTGGGTGTCCTCTTGCACAGTCCATAGGTTCAATCCACGGTTCTGCCATTCAAGGAACATCAGATCGAGGCTTCGCCTTGCGGTGCGGTAGTCATAACCGCTGCGTAGCTCTAATCCTGCCCGCTCATAGGCTTCCTCAAGGATATCGCTGAGATCAAGCGTAAAAGCGTAAGTTCCACTGGTAGCCACTATGCGTGTCTCCTTGATTGACGCATGGCCTGACGCATCACCCTGGTCATGCTTTTAGGCCGAGGCTTTACCCCAGAAGGCAACGTCAAAGTAGACTTATTTCTCCTTCTTCTTGAAGGACCGCTACTTATTTGTTTCCCCATTTGGGTGCGGCTGATCGCCATTATCTTTTCTTCTTTTTCTTTGTAGAAGCCTTCTTTTTCGTTGTCTTTTTCTTTGCTTTTGCCTTTTCCGCATCTTTAGTTGGAGCCTTTTTCTTCGGCGCTTCCGCCTTGGGTTTAGATTTGACGGGCTGCATCTCTGCAAGTTTTGCCTTAGCTTGGGATTCGGTCATCCCCTCGAAAACAACAACAGCATAACTCCCGTCTTCATTCTTTGACCCGATCTGAAAAACAGGATCACCCATCGTGTCTGGATGCAAAGAAGTCCCGTTCTGAAAAATCTCAAGTTTCGACATCACAAACCCCTATGAATACTGCTTCACCATTTTCAAAATAACGGTATAGGCATCTCCGCTGGTATGGCCCACCGTAGTAAACATGATGTCGCCCGTAACCCCAGTGCCTGCATTGTTGTTCAGGCCACTAAACTCACTCATATCAAGCGAATCTGAATAATCCGCTGGAAGATGTAACGCAAGAACATCCGTGTCAGCGTCCCAGAGCAACTTAACGCTCATACCCAAAGTTGAGAACCACACCGACTCAATAGCCACGGTACTACATGCTTTCCCCGTCATCGGGTCTGATTCCAAAGCCGAAACATCAACCTTCTTGACCGCAGACTCGCCGGTTCCATCACTGACATTGGTGAAACTCATCACCACATGGCGACCACCATCTTGGATGGTTTGACTCGTTACAGCATCAGCCATTTCTATCTCCTTACAAATAGCTGGGTGAGGACAAGCCCCACCCAGCTAACAATCAGCCGTTACTCGAACGGTGTCGCCAATGTGCCGTCACCATGCAAGAAAGCCTCACAATGCCAAACCGCTGCGCTGGTCGCTACCAGACGAATAATTCCGCCTACAAGCCAACCCTGCCCTGCTGTCCCCAAATCAATGGTGTCATCATCACTGGCATCAGGAATGAAGGTGTTCATATCTGTTGCCGTAGCTGGATCGAAAATATGAGCAAAACCAGAGAACAAGTCACTGGCATTGTCCGTATTGATCTGCCCTGCACCCGTGAAAGTGGTTCCAACGATGAACGTGTAGTTAAGCCCAGCCGCCGCCGTAGGCAACGTAACCACGATACCTGCGGCCCGGTTTAGAGTGTAAACCGTACCTGAATCGGTGGACTCAACGCTCTTGGTCGCATCAGTAATGCTGCTGACGTTGGCATAAGAGGAAACATAGCCCGTGGTGGTGATATTACCGCTGGTATCAATATCCAGATTGGTGGTAATAGCGCCTGTTCCAGCCGTCTTGCTGATTTGCTCGAATCCGCCTTCAGACCGAACTGGGCCGTTGAATGTCGTATTAGCCATTATCTTTCTCCTGTCTTGGCTAGTGTCTGTCGTGCAAAGCGACAGTCAGGAAAAAGGAGAGCGACTTACCTAACAGATTTTGCGAGTTTCTGTACGTTTGTTAAAAAACTAAGTCGCCCTCCCATACCAGTTACTTACGCTCCTGGCGAACCGTAGATACCCAATGGGTCGGATACACCGAAAGAGTACCGCTCACGCGCCTTGTAGCGCACGTTACCCGTATCGAAGTCCCCGTCCATTGAGGTTTCCAGCGCGGTACGCTCGAAATGCCTCAAGCCATTCGGTACATCAGTGATGACATACCAAGAGTCAGAATCAGTCAGATGATGATTCACGCTCCAACCCTCTGGGACAATGCCCATAGAGCGGATAGCGTTGATATCGTTATCTGCTGTTGCAACTCTTTGCTCAGACTTGAGCAAACGCTCCGCCCCGAAGACACCAGCGGAAGGAACCAACAAACGCCTTGGTCTAGCTGCGATCAGAAGTCCACGCTCATCGCTGAGGGCCGCAATCGTTACAATCGCTGCCTCTAATGAGGTTTCGTTCAAATCCGCTGCTGTTGCAGGACGATTATCGTTTGTGCCGCCATCCACTCTCGGATGACCGCCGCCGCCAGTAACACCATCACCAGACGCTGTGAAGAGGTTTACCCCGTCACCAGTCTGATAAGAGTTGGTGAAGCCGTTGTTCAACGGATTCGCTGCTTTCACCTGCTTGGTATAGGCCATCGCTCTTGCGAGAGCTTTCGTGTAGCGAGCAGAAAGAGAGTCATAGAGGTTATCCTCCATAGCTTCTTCCGTGATCGCAAAGCCCATCGCAATCGTTTCATGGTTATACCTGGCAGTGAACGCTTCCTGTGCTGAATCGTAGGAAATAGCATTTCCTTCGTCCTTCACCGGAGCAGCGCCAAATCCGCTCAGTTTCACCTCTTCCTCAAACGAACGCTCTGATGAGGCTGACTCATAGATCAGAGTGTGTTCTTCGTCTGAATACTGCTCATACTCCAGGCCAAAAAGGGCATTCAGCCCCGGCAGGAGTTCTTTCAGCATTTGTGCTCTTGAAATAGCCATGCTAGATACTCCTTAAATGCCTGTGGTATTGGTTAACTGATGCCCCGCATTGAAGCGGAAAATGCCATCAGTATAGGTATCACCAACCGAACTTGAAGGACCGTCATAAAAATCGACAATCCTGATCGGAAGCGTGTTGGTGGTTGCGACTGTATCCGCATCACAAGCGTTCTTGCTTCGACCAATCGTGGTCGAACCTGCTGTTTGAACCACAGCAAAGTTCGCGCCAAGTCCGGTCTGAGCAATCGTTGCATCACCCTGCATCCTGAAAAGAACATCAGGATCAATCAGAACATAACCCGCCGCATCTGACGCTGCTGTAGAAGCAGGCCAGGTTTGGTTAAAGGTCATCTGAGATGTGCTCGGGTCTGTGTACTTGCAGCCCATGAAAATACCTATGGAGGTCAGTGAGGTTGTGCCAGTATCCTTTTCAATCGTTCCGGCTGTAACCAACTTCACAAAATCTCCATAGAAGATAGCGGTGCCATACGCGCTGGCAATCTTGATGTGAACAACCTTTCCCGTAAAGGAACCGCTGCTCGAACAAGTGCCAATCGGTTCTGCACCATTTGGAGTTGCAGAAGTAGCCATTTTAAGTTTCTCCTAACGCTACTGTTGAAGAAAAAAGGCTATTTCAAAAGAGAATTAGCCTTTGCCAAAGGTCGTGCGCGTACTTTTCTCCGGTTCCATCAGTGGCATACGCGGATCGTTCTGACTCATGTACTGAGCGTCTACACCTTCCATCTGCTGTCTTGCTAATTCCTGATAATGCTTGTTTCGGGCATCCATCTTTTCTTTTGGAGCCTTACAAAGCAATAACCCACCCTGTTCAATGTTGTCCTTGAACTGGGATTTATAGTCTGACTGAATCTTCAATTCAGGGTGCTCGGATGCCTTTACAGGAACCCAGCCCTCCCTGAACTTTCTGGACACATTCTGATTGTCCGGTTCACCATTCACGCTGGTTCTAATCCAGCGAAAAGTCCAGCCATCTTGAGGTTCAGGTGTTGGCAAAATAGAGGCAGGAACCCAAGAATCGTCCTTGGGCCTAACGTCTTCTGCACGAGTATCTTGAAACCTTGGAGTGCGCTCATCAGCCATTTGACATCTCCTTGACGAGTTGTTTGGCGTACTGTTCATTCGTTAACCCAAGTCGTTTAGCGAGAGCGACTTGAGAGGACGTTAACTGCACTTTGCGTGGCTTGGCCCCGTTGTTCCTAGCGGAAGGGGCGACCACGGAGGAAGGCTGAGGGGTCGTCGCAGGCGCGGCTTGTCCATTACCGCTCGTATCTTCCGATACGTTGTCCGACCACTCATAATCAGAAAAAAGATTCCGCATATTTTTATCAATATGCTGAAAATACTCATCGGAGTTTATCTCGATACCATGAGTTTTCACCGCATCTTCATGTATGCCATAAGCGGCTGCTGTCATAACTCTATGGTTGCTATCGTTGAACCAGGGGTTTCTATCCCCCCATTCTTTTGCTTTAGGATCTGGCTCTGGAACTTGTGCAGCAAGAGACTGTTGATAAGCCGCCTGTTGTTGCTGATAAACCGCCTGTTGCTGCTGCTCTTGAGTCGGTTGAGGCGGTAGTTGATTTTCCCACCTCTGGGCCTCAAGTTTTCTTGCCTGGGCCTCAATCATTTGCTCTTGTGAAGCGACAATAGCATCCGTGTTGCCTTCTTCATAAGCCTTACGATATTCAGCCTTGGCCTTGTCCGCAGACAAGGCTGCTTTTTCCTTGATTTGCGAGACCAGCACAGTCTCACCACGATCAAGTAACGCCTGCTGCTCTCGCGCCTTTTCCTTGAGCTTCTGGTTTTCGCTATTTAACTGTTGAGCAGCTTTAACTGCCTCATCAGCAAGGCGTTCAGCTTTACGCCTTTCAAAAGTCGCCTTATCAAGCCGTTTTCTGACTTTGGCGCTGTACTCAGATAATTCTTCGTCTGTTTCACCCTCAGCGGCTTCGCGCTTTTTAGGAGGCTTGTCATCTACGATTTCGAGTTCAAAATCATTCTGCTCTACAGGTGAATTTTCAGATACAGCTTCCTTGTCACTCGCTTTTTTGGCAATTTGCGTCTTGACGCCGAAGAACTTGTCTTCAGCCGACGTAGGTGCAGCGGTGGATTCTGCCTGTTCCACGCTGTTTTCGGTTGCTTCGCTCATACCTTTACGATACCCCGTGGATCTTCGACCACAGCTTCTACACTGTCGTCATTGATTAAACGGAACTCTTTCCCGTGAACCATGAATCTCGTTCCTGTATAGGAGCGCATCAAGATCCAATCCCCTTTCTTACAAAACGGGCCTGTTGGGAAACGGTCATTATTGGCGTAGGCATCTGGCCCCATATCAATAACAAAGCCGACAATGCTGCCCACCTCTTCGGTGTGTAGAGTCTGACTTGCTTTAATAATTCCGCCATCCGTTTTCTCATCAGGTTCAGGTAGAGCAATCAGTATCTTATAGCCCTTCGGCTTAGGCATCTGATTCGCTTTGCGAGCATCTGATTCGTCGATCTCAATTTCTTCGACCTTCTCCTCTTCTGGCTCGTTTTCTACAACTGCTAATGACTCAGCCATTAGTTTATTCCTTGCACTGGAAATGGGTGTCCAGAGTCACCTGCGCCGCCTAATACGACGTTATGCTTCCTCAACCTTCTTTTTAAGATCGAGCAATTCTCTTTCTGCTATTGCGAGACCTTCAATGATTCCGCAACAGCGCGTGTATTCTGAATACTCCTTGCAACCGCCTGTACTCAGGTGGTCGCTCATTTCATTCATCATCCCACGGTACTTATTCCTCAATAAATCTAGTTCATCCATCGGAATTCTTGTCGTTCATCAGGTCTTTTGCTATCTCTTTGCCTAATTTAGCACCCTCAACCTGTTCTTTACTAGCAATTCTTTTAGATTCAAGTTGTTCCCGACTATTGTCGGCTGCAATTCTAGCGCCTAACTTGGCCCTCTCAAGGCGCTCCTGCTGAGATAACTTCTCACGCTCAAGAGATGATTTCTCTGCGGCTTTCTGAAGATCCGCCTGAATCTTCGCCATATCTGATTGCGCTTTCGCTTGCGCCTGCGCCTGTTTGATCTGTAATTCCTGCTGCTGCATCTGAATGATCGGGTCTTCGGCCTCTTCCATCTTCTTCTGCATCTCAGCTTCACGCTGATCTTTGCCCGTTAGCTGTGAAGCCGCAGGGGCAACCAGTCTTGAAAGCCTGAGTTCGATGTCTTCTGGAAGATGATCGCCGGGAGCAGGGAGTTCAACGCCAAGCTCTTTCTCGATCTTGGCGCGGTATGCAAACGCAACATGCTCTGAAATATGCGCTGCCATTGCCGCCTCGGCTGATTTAGCCGTGGGGCTTTGGGACATAATCTCCATCACCTTCGGGTCTTGGATCAGCGCCACATGGGTCTGAATATGAGCTTCGTGATCCTGGTAGATGAATGCCTTAACAGGCTCACCGTTGATAATGTTCATGTTCTCAGAGACCGGATCGGCAATCTCAACCTCATCCTCAAGCGGCACAATCTTGTCCGCATCCCTGATGCCCAGCACATCCAGCATTTGCCTGTGCAATAACGGCATGTCGTACATCTGGGGTGCCTGGGCCGCTAACTGAAGTGCAGCCTGATACTGCATAATCCGTTGCGCCATCGTGCCTGCATTGGGATCACTGACCGGAATGATGTCCACACGGTCATCGAAATCTTCCTGAGTCAACTCACCATCGGCAGCATCATAGGGATACTCCGAGGGGCCGAAATCACGCACTATTCCTGAAAGAATCCTCAATTCCTTCCGCATGGAGGCATGTAAACGGGCCTGAACCGCGCTCATCACCTTCATGGAGCGTTCAAGAATCGCCAAAGTCGTGCCTACAGGCGCTTCAGCGTTCATATCAGCCGCTTTGACATCCCCCGCAGAGGCAAAACGCCTGCCTTCGGTGACAATATCGCCTAAAAGCTGATAAAGGACGTTGGACGGCTCTTTGTAGGGCAAAAACGTGATGTTGTCGCGGATTGCACCGCCCGGAACGTCCACATCGCGGAATTCACCCGGCATAATCGGCGTGTCATCGCCTTTTATGCGTAATCCGCGAGATTTAAGGCCACCGGGTAGATTTGAAAGCGTTCCTGCGTCTACCAACTGGCGCAAAACGCTGGTGGCTGACTTCGCCAGCCCACCAATCATGTGAATCAGGCCGAATCCGTAGAATCCTAGCCCTGGCAAATACTGATAATGGACAAAATGCTCCCGTTTCATCTTCACCGGGTCGTTTTCATACCAGTTTCTGCGGATCGAGAGCACTTTTCGGCTGGATTTGTCGATGCTGACCACATACGGCAGGGCAATTCCCGTGGGTTCGCCGTATTCGGTGTCCTCAAACCCAGGTAAATCCAGTTCTGCCTGTATTTCTAGGATGGTATGGCGGTGGTCGAACTCATAATTAGCCGATCCACCTGTTAACTGGTTGTATTTTCTCTCGATCTCGCTTGTATCAGGACTAGGATCAGGCAATTCGATGTCGCTGTAGAAGCCAGAGACCTGCAATTTACGCACTTCATTGCTAGTGCGCTTCATAATGTGGGTGGCTCGCTCACAAGTAATCAAATCAGCCGCGCCGTAACTCACCACAAAGTCCTCGGCAGGCACGAACATGGAACAGGGCCGACCCATATTGGGATCGAAGTAGACTTTCCTGAACGCAGAGCCTGCCAGCGGCAATGAGAACAGCATTTTCTCTGTCTCAGAGCGGTATTCGGTCATCTTTTCGGTGATGAGATAGTTCAGGTAGTCCCGAACCCGGCTGGCTTGTTTTTCCTTTTCGCTGGTAATCGTCCCGACAATGGATGTTTTGACCGGGCCAGCGGCAGGGAATATCTCCTGAATGGCCTGTGCCTGAAAGCGGATAACCGCTTCAGTCAGTACAGGGTGAAACACTCCACAAGCCCCGTCCCAGGGCTCGGTACGGTCTTCGTTCTTTAGGCCCAGAAGGTCTAAGCCATTGATGTAAGTGTCTTCCCAGTCTCCCCGGCTGTCCCTATCGGACTCAAAAGCACTGACAAGCTCAGAAGCGATCTTGCGTAACTCGTCGTCCTCAATGACATCAGCCAAGTTCTGATTATGGTCAGCACTACCCGGAATCATCCCGCTGGGGTCAAAATCTATAATCACGCCCCCGTCAGGGGTTTCCATAGACACCGATTCTGGATTGACGATATCTATTTCCAGGTCGGGCTCGACCTGTGGTTGCACAAAGGGGTCTTGCCCCATTGGGCG